TTAAAACGGCAGGTCATCGTCGGCTGCCACTGTAGAAGGGGTTGTTTCCGGCTGTGTTCTTACGGTAGGCGAGGGGGTGCTTCCGGCATGGGATACATTGCCCTGGTTGCTGCCATTAGAATCGGCGCCACCCAATAATTGAATGTTTTGCACACGCATACGTAAGGTAGCAGCTATCTGCCCGTCTTTATTTGTATAAGCATCGGTATCCGGTGTGCCTTCGGCATATACGGTTTTCCCTTTGGTGAGGTATTGTGCAATGGCGGTACGGTCAGTCCAGTAAGCACAGTTTACCCAAATGGTACGCTCTTTTAAATTGCCATGAGAATCTTTAAATTTTTCGCTGTGGGCCACATTAAAATTGATTACGTTTTTTCCGTTTACTTCTTTTTGAATGCAGTCGGCTCCCAGGTTCCCGATGACTTGTAACTTAATCATAATTGTAATTTTTAAATGTTATGAATCGATGTATCTGTTTGCTAAAATTAGTGAATAAGGTTTTTGAACGGGGTATTAATTCATTTTCTTTTTTAAAGTTGTTACCTGGTTATGTAAATTATTTACAAGGCTGGCTAAGCTATTCACATCCCAGCGTTGTTGGGTAGGTACCTTGCCAATAACAACCTGTGCCTGCCAAAGTTCTACAATATCTTCAGTATTTATTTGATAGGGCTGGTAACTGGGATTATCACTTACCAATGTAACTTTTGCTTTGGACCGGTTATTTTTTACGATGCGTTTATATACAATTCCTTCATTGCGGCTTACTACAATATAAGCCATATCATTTTTTACATCCTCAATACCGTTTATTTTTTCACCTACTATAACGCTACCGCTGGGGGTTGGCATCATACTGTCTCCCACAATTTCAAATGCCCGGTAATGGCCACCACTTAGCATGGGTAGGGTAAAGGTATTCAGCTCATCAATAAATTCACTATCGGCATAACTGGTTAAATAACCTGCAGCTGCTTTTACAGGAACAAAGTGGATGAGATTTCTATCGGCCGTAGCCATCTTTTGTTGCCTGCGTTTTTGCAGGTAACTGCCTCCCTGGTTGTTTAAATCTTTTAGTAAAAGTTCATCCAGCGTAAGCTTAAACATATCGGCGATTATTTCAAGCACATCTAAGCGGGGGTCTGCTCTTTCTTCTTCATAAGCGCCTACCAGGGATCGCTTAATGCCTAATCTTTGTGCAAATTCTTCTTGTGTCCATCCACGCAATTTGCGCAGGTATTTTAAATTTAAACCAGCTTGTGACATAACGGCTAATTTGATTAGCACAAATATACTAATAAATTTAGTTTAAAAAAATATTTTTTCTGCACTGGCCGGCTTCTTTTTCAATATAAAACCGCAAAAACCACCCGTGATACAAAATAATTCCAAACGTGATATTTTCCCTATTGCGATTAAACGGTAGTTGTATAGCCTTTAAACACCATTATATCAGTATATGTGCTATTGTAATTCATCGTATTCTTTGTGGTCGAAATTACTGCATTTTTAAAGGGATTGCTATAATCCGTATAAGTTCCCATCCATTCGCAAAGCTCTAAAATATGCGATTTGTTACTAGTGAAATAAAAGTACTGTTTACTGTTCAAAGTAGTAAGTACATCAAGGTAATCCGCTAGCTTCCAATAGCCTGTATACGTGCCTACTTCCGTACTCAGGTAAGGTGGATCAACAATAAACAAAACATTCTGCTTTTTCTCGAATTTCTTAAACAGCTCCCGGTAACTCATCCGAACCACTTCAAGGCCATCAAGATACCCACTGGCATCGTAATCGCTCAATCGCACACAATTGTAAAATGACGATTTGGCCATATCCTCGAAGCAAGTGGCATAATTCATTGAAAATAGCAGGCTGCTGCTAATGGTTATATAATCAACAAAGCCGGTTTCTTTACTTATACGATCTAGTATTTCATTCTTAAGCGCTTGATCCAGGCGCTTGTCTTTTGGCATTTCTCCTATCATTGAACGAATATCCATCAACAGCTGATTAGTGGCTGGAATAGCCTCAATTCGCTGCTTGTAATTATCAAAATCGTTATAGATAACTCTGGCTTTCGGATGCGTGTCCTTAACTGCACGACTCAGCAAACCTGATCCGCCGAATAGATCAACATAAGTTGCATCAGTAGGGCAGGTCATTAAATACTCTTTAAACTTGTTTAAAAACTTTCTTTTTTGCCCCATAAATGGCAATGGAGCTTGATTGTACTTTTTTTTCATTTCTATGCTTTACATTTGTTTTACTCTCAAAATAAATAGGTGCACACACACCATCAAAGGCATTGCCTTCGGCTTGGTGTGTGTGCACCTTTATTATTGTAGGGTTGAGAGCCTACAGTAAAGTCGGAGGCATTTTTTTTGCGCTCCATAAAATACCAGGTATAGATATACCCGGCCTACTTAAACCCAAACAAACTAGTTTATTAAAAAATAGTTCTTTCCAACACCCGCAAACCCTCCACTATATAAGATGATCTGAGGGCTTTCCGTAGCAATTAAGTCTAAGGTCCCGGCCCCGGAGATCGAATTACCTGTTGTTGTATTATTTAGTGTAATTACCTCATACGATGTGCTGGCCGCAAATGGTAGCCTTACAGCTGCTGTACTTCCATTGCTCGTGGCTCGCCAATACACCAGGGCCTTCTTACTTGCGTCAGTTGCTAATTCATACTTGTGCAGGTAGGTAGAGCCATTATGAACGGCTCCTGTAAAAACATAGCCGCTAAGGCTGCCCTTTAGTGCCTCAGTATAGTAATATGCCAGGCGTGGAATATAGAGCGGCTTCCAGGCGATCACCGTATCAAAACGAAGCAAGCCTGCACTATTGAAAGTACCACAGGTTGTACCCGATTTGTACTGATCCGCCAGCCAGTATATGAATAGCTTAGTTCCTGTGCTGGCATGTAGCAATAAATTTCGTACCGTCCATTCAGCTTGAATCTGTTCTTCTGTCTTACCCGCAAATGCTTTAATAGCCATAAATGAACCTCCCCATTTTGTACCAGATGGACACGAGCCAGACGTGATCACTTGATCTTCCGGGTAACAATCAAAACCCGACTCTGTATTCCAAAGTGGCACACCCATGATTGCGGCATAGTACCTGGCAGTATCTAATTTACTTTTAAGATTGTAAATAGTGTCCTCCGGCGCTACAGCTTCACCGGCGCCAGTAAATTGTAATTCAAACGTGCCAGGGTAAGCATGAACCGAAAACACGTCTAAAGGGAATTTTTTATACCCTGCTGGTCGATTGAACTTCCACCAAAGGATCATGCTTTCAATATACCGAGGGCTTATGTACGCTAATGCAGGGCTTACTAATTTTATACCCGTACCCGCAACCCCAACGCTATCTCCAGCAAATGTTACCGTCCCTCCATGCCCATCATAATAGCAGCTGATCATGGCGGCCAGCTGCTCAGGGTACATATAACCGGCGGCTTTAAAAGAGCCGTCTTTCTCGTTATCAGGCTCAATGTATTTAAGACCTAATTGCTTATGCGCTTTCGCTAAAGCTCTCAGCGTCCAAGCTGCCTGTGCATAGCTGGCCGGATTGGATGCAATCTCATTGAATGTAAGAATGCCACCATATCGTTGGCCGTTGGCGCTATCACCTAATGCTGTGTTGATCGGCTTTTGACTGGCCCAATCGCCGCCGCTGTTATTACCGGGAGTAACCATTCCGGCACTTACCATGCTACCCATAGCATAATATAAATCGGTACCACTTCCAACAATTCTATTAACGAACATTTCTTCTACTTCACCCGCTGTTCCGGATGGATGAATAAGCGTACCATCTGCATGCGTTATGTAAGTAGCGGCTGCAAAATGCCTGGCGCCTGCAACAATATGCTCATCGTAATTTGTACCGTTTGAGCTTTGCCCCATTTGAAACACCATATTCACGGCAGCCACACTGTCAAACTTCATTTTTGAAGCCGATAAATTAACTGTCTGCTCAATATAGTTTTGTAATTTATATCCGTAAATTTTTATTTCTTTAATGATGCCAAAACCCTCGCCAACGGTTAGCTGCAGCCATTGAGTTGTGTCGCTGCTTGAAAAACTATACCATTGCTGGCTCAGCGTTCCATTGTCAACGATCTGCCCAATAGGGTTATTGAAATTAAACGGCAATCCTGATTTTATACGCAGTGTATCGTTACTATTTCCATTTGGTTGCACAAATATTTGAACGCTGCTTATTTTAAAAGTGCCATTCAACTCAAACTCATAATGAATGCCCGAGGGCGGTAAAGCACTGGTTCGGTATGCACCCGTGTAGCTGTTGTATTGAAGTATAACCGAAGTATTTTTATTAAACATGCTCAGGCTCTCCCACCAGTCATTAGAATTAGCAGGAGTTGTTAATGCTTGCTCATCTATAAATGCTTTTTCGTTTCCCGTTTGGGTTGCGTTATAAATCTTTCGTATTGGTATAAGCGTTTGCGCACTTAACATAAAACCAATCATGCAGCATAGTGCTGTCAATTTCATCTTCATAATAATATTTTTATTGTCCTTAATTCAGTTTTTAAAATAAATAGCCCGTTCGAGCGAACATCAATGTAGTTATAGCCTAACTTCAATCGTCCTGCACATACCCGTTGCCCCAGTATATTAAAAACAGCATAGTCTCCCAATCGGTTGGCTTTAAATTTTATTGTTGTACCGTTTATTTGTAACTCATTTTGTGGACCAGGAGAATTTACCGGGGGTAAGCTCAACACCGGTTCTACAATTACACTCAGCATCCATTCGTATATATTCAGAAATTGCCCGTTAATATTTTCTTTGTATTGAGGATCATAGAGGCTGTTCCAATTGCCATGGCCACTCGGTAAACGTGTCCATTTACCGCCGCATGCATTTATGAATGTCTCGGTGTATTGGTATGGGCAAGTAGCATCTTGCAAGCCATGAAACGCCCAGGTTGGCTTTCCTGTCCAATATGCATAACCGGAGCTGTTACCGGCACCTGCAGCACTCATAGGCACGATGCCTGCCACTTGTGCAGCCCATTCAGGGCTTGTGGTTACAGCCTGCAGTATCATACCTGCGCCCGCACTAAGGCCGGTGAAAAATATTGCATTCCTTTTAATGCGTGGCGCCATGATCGGATCATGCTGAAGTACATAAAATACATCAGATGGCTCAGTACTCCATCCTGGGTTTTGTATGGCAATGGATATAAATTCCATTGGCTGGCCGCTGACCGGATTATTGAATTTTAAATTATTACCAGTAGAGATCAACCAGGGCAGGCCATGTGCCATTAATTTATTCAAATCATTCTCTGTACTTCCGGCTTCGCCTGCGCCATGAAAAAATACAATAACAGGATGCACACCCTCAGTTGGTGGAATGCGGTACAGCCCCCACTTAGTATGACCCCATTGATCGGTAATAAATTGATGCTTCACCTGCCGCCCCAGGCTATCGCCTTCACTTGCCAGGCAACAAAAACTTAAGAATATAAGTATGTAGCTAAAAATTATTTTCATAGAATTATGGAATAGTAATTGTTATTGTAACATCATAATCTGTAAGGAAACTACTTCCGGGCAATGGCCACATATAAAGGGCTTCAGTATCATTAGGAGCAACGTAGCTAATCTGCCACCTTGGAGTATCAGGTGTACCGGTATTATCAGTCATTTGCAAACCAAACCATTGCGAATAAGTCTTAATTTTAATTGATTCCGAATATATTTTAACAAAAGCGAGTTCTGTCATGCCTCCAATTACAACTACAGAATCTACGGTTAAATTGGTATTATTATATACAACTGCTAATCCGTGGGCGCTACTCATGTGAATAATCATTTGTTTGGGAAGCTTCGCATTGATCAGACTATCCAAATTGCCAATAAAAGAGATTTGACTCTTATGAGCATTTATAGAATCTATCTGTAAATAACCAGTTGAATTATCTGCAATAGCAAATGTATCTCTAACACGTTTCCCAATTTTGTCAGCTACATAGGTACCAAGTCCTACCACCTCATTGGTATCTGTTGTTACAGGTTTCCATATAGCAGCATCTAACATACCATCATAAGTTAATACATCTCCATCTATCGCTCCATTAAGAGGTAAGCGCATTTGAGTTATGTATGGTGAAATTGAAAAAGTGTTATCACCTGCTTGAGCTTCATTCCCTAATGCTATGGCATTGTTGCCAAAAACAAATGATTGTGAACCTATAACTGTGTTGTTATCTCCATAAACCAATGAGTTTGCACCCATAACTATAGAAGAACTATTGGCTCCAGTTGTACTTAATTGACTTGAATTACCTATAACAATATTATTACCACTCCCATCTGTAGATATACTTGGATTTGTTCCTATTGCTATCGTATTCTTTGGTACAGTTATATTCTCGCCGATACCTATTGCATTTTCTTGTGTGTTAACATTTTTACCCATTGACAGCGCAAGTCCATTACTACCATCTGCATAATTACTTGTACCAACTGCTATACCATTGCTCAGTGTGTTATTGCTGGCTCCTAAAGAAATACTATTGTCCGAAACTGCCCCATTGCCCAACGAAATTCCCTGGTTGGTTGAACTTGAATAATATCCAAAATTGAAACTCCCATCAGTATTTAAACTACCAATTTCTGTATCATTCGACCTGAATTTTAATGGGTAATTATTTTTAGTGCCTATAAATTCATCTCCGGTAACAAGGCTGTTACCCATCAATTTCCAATAATCAGCTGGAGCCCAAGTTGCCCCACCATTCGCATCACTTTGTAATATACGCCCATTACCTGCCGAAGGATGCTGATATTTAAATCCCCCCACTAATGTGAGTGAACTATCAGGAGTAACCGTGCCTATCCCGGTTTTTCCATTATTTAAAACAACAAGAGAACTTCGCCTATTAGCACTGCTCGTGCCAGTACCTATGTCCAATAACCTGTTTAATGAATTTATGGTAGTTGCTGATGCAGCAGAAGTCGTATCATTAAACATTCCTAATGCAACGGAGCCGAAGCCTTGTGCCTTTAGGTTAGAGCCGATTGCGATACTTTTTTGACCATTACTATAGCTCATTGATCCTAATACAATACTTGTGTCGCCCACTGCTTTTGTGTCAAAACCAATGGCCGTAGTGAAGCCACCAATTGTTGTTGCAGAAAAGGCGCTAAGTGCAATACTGTGTGCGCCCATTGTTACAGCAAATGGGCCAATAGCTGTAGAATTATAAGCAAGTGCAGATGCAAATGGGCCAATAGCTATCGCATTACTACCACTGGCTCTATTCCCTAAGCCAAGCCCTACACTGGCTATTCCGATGCTAGGCTCATCCCACTCGTTACCCTGTGCCATGCCTGCTCTGAATGCACCTTTTGCTGGCATCCATATTAATTTACTACCCGGGCCGTTCAATGTGTCCTGGAGTTTAAAATTGTTGCCTTGCCGCACTAATCCACTACTGGCTGTAAAGTTTGGAACGTCGCCACCGCCGCTAACCGGTAAGTTTGCCAGGCGGCCAATTACAAACTCTCGTATAGTTAATGCTGTAGGCAGCACCGTTGCACTTGATAGTGTGGTATCATTACTAATACCAGTCACTTTATTATTCCCGATGCCAAATATTTTATTTACCTGCAAACGATCAGTGCTGATACTTCGTTGGCACATGGCCATACTGCTTGCAAATATTAATAGGGCTGTAAAAAAACTTTTCATCATGCTATTCTTTTTTTAATGATTTTAATTGAAGTTCCGGCTGGTAACCCGGTAATTTTAATTTGATGAGCCACATAAGACAAAATGCCAACTTCCACCAGCGCACCCTTATCTGCATCTACATCTAAGTCGGCAATACTAAATTCTTCACCGGCAATTGTGGAGGCAGTAACAGCTACAACGCAAGTAGTAGGCGCCTTAATTATTATATCGCTTAGTAAAAAATTAACGGGCAATGAATATTCAAAATCAACCGCAGCACTGGTGGTAAATGTTTCAATGGGCTGGCTCAACTCATTAAGTATTTGAGTTAATCCGGAAATATCGCCAATGGCCAGGGGTTCATCTTTCCAGCGTAGTTTGCTAAAGAAAGAGTAAAACTGCGCCTGCGTTGGATAGTCGCCGGTTTCAAACCATGGTTTTACGTCATCTATAAACATCTCTTCTTTTTTATAATTTTTGAATTACAAGCGTTACTATATATGGCTGCAGATTATTGTGTGCTAGCCCGCCACCGGCATATTCTGTTTGATGAGTGTATTGAGTTGGGTTGTTCACTCCGTACCCTCCACCGGCTGGATTACTGTCCACGCCGCCAACACCACCATGTTTATAATCATGGCGATGGCTGGGCAGTTCGTTAACTGATAAAGTGTGTGTTTTTGCTCCACCTGTTTTTCCCATCAAATTAAATTCTACCTGAGCTGCATCCATTGCCGCACTTACACGGCCTTGCCTATTTTTTGTACCATTATTTCCGTTACAAATTGCCCATCCAGCCCGCTCATTAATGCCCAGGCCGGAGCCATCAAAATTGGCAGCGATATATGCCGCATCGCAGTCAATTTCTTTTATATCACCTTTCACCCAAATCTGGCTGAGTGGTGCTAAAGCTTTTAATTCTGAAAACAAGAAAGCTCCCAATGCACCGCAGGTAGCATACTTTGTAAATTCTACATCATGCTGCGCATTGTCTTCAAAAATCAAGGGAACAACGGTTTCTGCAATTACAACCTGTGCGCCTAAGCTGCCGCCAACAAATGGCATCAGCTCGCCGTTGTAAGCAATCCATCCATCGCTTACATTACCAGCTGCTACTTCCACACCATGCAATATTGTTTTGTCACCACATAAACGAGCCAACGCACCCAATGCGCCTCGGTAACTATCTTGCATAAATGCCAGGCTATCCTGATCTAGTGGGTATCCACCTAAATTCGTGAAGTCAATTTTTTTATTCATCTTAGTAAGTCTGTATTATAAATTTTGTTCCCACCAATTTGTATATCTTAACAAGGCTGGTCATTTCTGGCTTATTAAAAACAAGTGAAACCGGCACCCATACAATAAAGTAGTCTGTGTCCTGCTCCGTCTCGTTTCTAGTATATAAATACACCGGCCTGTTTTCGCTTCTTCGATATAATGCCAATGGTTTGTTTTCATCTCTGCGAAAAATGTAAACTGGCGGCGTATCGGGCAGGTCATCAATGTAAATACGGCGCTCAGTGCTGTCGTATCGGTCGTTAAGTAATCTTTCTAACCAGCATTTTTGGCTAGTGATCATTAGATGATAAAGCTTTGCTTTGCGAAACAATAAAAACTGCTGATGCAATGTGGAAAAAGGGTAAACCAATACCCATACCCAACTAAGCAAGAATGGTTTTCTTATTTTCTTTGGTACAAACCAGGTTGCTATTACATTCCAGTTAATATTGAAAATATTTGGGTTCATTAGGTTTGATATGTTATTGTTAAGTCGGCATCATCAATTCTTAAATAACCCGCATCAGGTATTACACTGATGCCACAGCTCGTAAAGGGCAGCAGGCCGTATTTAGTTTGCACTGTTTGCAATTGCAGATCATCTACACCATCTACAAGCTGAATTGCATCTACCAGTTTTTGAACGGAAAAAACGCCATTGAATGGGAGGTTCTTTAAATGTTCTTTAATGGCTGTTTTAACGGGCATAGAATTACTGCCGTCTAACCGGGCGCCGGTACCATCCAATACCAGCGGATCGTAAACTATAACAAGCTGCAGTTTTAAATTATCGGCTGGGCCGCTGGTGATCAGAGCCTTTACTCCTGCATCTTTTATTTCTTTTATATAGCGGGTAAAAGCATCTACTTCCGGAGTGCTTAATGGACCTAAATCAGCACCAACCGTCTTCGCTACTTTTATTCGTATCCCTCTGCTTTGTTCCACAACTGCTGCATAGCTTACTATCTTGCTTTCATTCACAGTATCTTCCGGTATATCGGTATTGTCATAATAATCTGCTTCATCCACCAGGTCGAAGCCAAATTGAAACATTTTTGCCCGCTCTGCGTACCACCGTAAACTGTGCGGCTTCATGGCGCTAATCGTTTCGTTGATTTCTACTTTTGCCAGATCATAAATGGTTTCAGTTGACCAAGCACAAAATGCAACAATGTATAAGTACAACCGATAAATTGCCGTTTGGCTGCTGCTATATAGTACAGTTGTTAATACAGCATCATCTGCAACCTTTTGCAAAAGCTCCGCATGAATTTCTTTAATTGTTCTAGCCATTTAACTTACTTTAAACCCATTATTCCAATTATTCTCCTGTGAACTACCCGGCATGATGCGCATAAAGCCAATACCTCCGCTGGGTATAAATGGCATCGCAAATGCTGTTGCAATCACTAGTTTACTCTTTACATAATCAGCCACCACTTTATTATCCACTACCACAGTTTCTAGTTGCGTTCCCGGAGGCACTTCATCTGTAATGCCAATGCCATTCAGCATTGCAAAAACAAAGACAGCTTCCATACTGCCGCAATGCTGGCACGTAAAATCAAATAGCGTTTGGTGTTTCCGTATAACTTGCATCAATGTTTAATTTTCCATTAGTTCCTATTTCAATATTTTTAACCGTCAGCCCATCCCGTTCAAACTCTTTTTTTATTTCTCCTAATAAACCATCCCCATCGTTATCTTTTAGCCACAGATCAATTCCAACACCTACCGTTGGAGCTTCTTTCCAGTCTCCCTTATCTGTTAATAATAAAAGTACCTGGTGCTGCACGTCACTGTTTCCGGCTGCAAAATCGCCAGCGATAAAAAGCAGGTCATATTCATCATTTAATAAAAAATCAGTCATTATAAAATTGTTCCCGTTGTTGATGTCCCGGTTACAGCACCACCACCACTCGGAGCCAGTAGCCCATTACCGGGTATTTTTATTTCAATAGCCGTTTTAAAATGATCTATAATGCATTCAGCAACTTTTTCCCAATATGCCTGCCTGGCTGCTGGTAAGTCTGCATCAGAAATTGCCACATCATTCCAGGCATTGGTTGCATTGTTTAAAGCTGTGCCCAGCGTTGTTTTATTTAAAGCCATTAGTTAAATATGTTTGTTATCATTTCTTTTGCTGATGCCAGTTTTAGCCGATCCGGGTTGGTGCCTTGTAGTACCACTATTTTTTCTACAGCTTCAATTATTTTAATCATTGCATCTTTTAAATTATCGGTTCCCTTTTTGATTGTAAAGCCACTGGCCGCAATCTTGAATTGGGTGCCATCGATCTCAACCAACTCGAAATCTATTGCTTCAATAGCCAATACAACATAATCGTCTGAGCCGTCAATACGCCCAACCAATACCATCGAGCCCACGGATGGGAACTGCACGATTTTATTCCCTGCCTTAATAACACTTCTAAGTCTTGCATCATCAATTTTACTTTCATCGCTAAATTCAATTTCAATCGTACAGTCATTTTCATTTACAGCCAGCACCTTTGCCGGCATAATGATGGAAGGGCCATATTTATTAGCAAATGCTCCTAACTGCTCCTTTATATTATCTTCTGTTGCTCCCATTTTATAATTTTGCACCGATGCCAACTGTGCGCCGGTACCCACTCATGCCATAAGTAACCGAAGTACTTTCCACTATATAATTACCGCCACGCTCTTTATATTTATTATCGCCCAATTCGCATTTATAACCAGGTTCACAGTATGGTGATCCGAAAGCTGTTATTTTACCCTCGTAACCATTAAAGCTTAGCTGTTTTTGTTTTGCCGCTGCCATTGCTTTTAATGTTGCCTCATCAGTAACAGCATGTGTTTTTATAACTTTAGTTTCACCCCTTGTACCCGCCTTCCCGGAACTGGTTATTACTTTTACTTTACTGCCGTCTTTTTTTTCGCCAATCATATTCACCGTCACTTCCTGATTCTTGGCTTCTCTCAGCTTTAGGTTATTATCTTTTATCACATTCCAGCCAATCAGGTATTTAACCGTTTTTTTAGGTGGCAGATAAAGCAAACCGGCATATAATATTTTGCCAGTAAAGTACATTCTGATCGTTCCGGCACTTATCTTTTTTATCATCTCCAAAGCTTCTACACCATTATGTTTCGCCAGTACCATCTTTTCTATTTTGAAAATAGGAATGTCCGCATCAAGTTTAATATCAGTGCCCTCTATAATGAACTTTAAAATGTCCTTTAATTGAGCATTTACAAATGTTTTAAGCAATGTTTTTTTGCGGAGCTGGTAACTATAACCTTCGCACTCTACCTCCAGCGGCTGTGTGAAATTGATGCGGGCTATAAACCCCTCAAACTCCGAATAATATTGCTTGTTATATCCCAACTCAATTTTTACAAAATCACCTTCTTTAAACTGCTTGGCTGTTTCAATACTGGTTGTAATAATTTCTCCATCTCTTTTTATCCGTGCAGTAATAGGTAGTTTTATTGTGGCCTTGTCTACAAATTCAAAGATGCTTTTATCAATTTTAACCTCGTTAGGCTTTATGCCAACAAACTGCCCCATTGATATTTTACTGCAGAGTGAAAACATTACACACCAATATTTACAGGGCCAACAAATAGTTTCTCCAACTCCAGGTTAAAAATCATATCGCTTTCCAGTTCCATTTCAAATGGCTTTGCATTTTCAACGCCGCTAACTGATGGCCAGCTTATTTGCTTAACCACCACCCGGTGCTCAGCTGAGCCGTTTAAAAAAATATCGGTAATGGCACTACGCAATATGAGGCTCTCATTTTTTTCAAATAACTTATGCAGTGCAATAATTTCAGCTTCCGGCCATTCATCCGCATCATTGATGAGTATGCCTTTAATATTGAACAAGTAATCATCCACGCTTATCATTTCTTTTACACTACCACCACGTTCAGGCATCGGTGTGCTTACAATCGTTTTCTTTTCGGTGATCCCTACCACAGCGAATGGAATCAGCAAACCATCAAGCCGTACAGGTAAGAAAAACTCCCTACCCAACAGATCTGTTTCATAATACGGTTGGCCAAGGCTGCTCGTATTCTTGCGACCGGGTGCGGCTTCTATATTAAACCTGTTAGCATCAGCCAAAGGAGGCTCCGTGCCAAAAGCTTGCAGGTAAATATTATCAAGAGCTAAACTCATACGGCTACATTATTTAAACTGTACAAAGTGCGCAGTACTTCTTCACGAACTACTGAAGCAAAACCTTCGGCTGCTTCTTTTGTGCCACCTACTATATGCTGCTCTATTTTTTCTCCAATCTTGCCAATATTAATTACAATGCTTTTTTGGCCTCCGTTGTTGATGCTGTCGCTTTTGGAAGATGATAGCCCGCCATTATTCTTGGGATTAATTGGTGTAGTTACACCAAGCATTTTATTTTTCGCATGTTTTGCATCAAAAGCAAATTGGGCTTTTTCAAATTCTGAATTATCAAAGGCCGGTTGTGCTGCTATGGTTGCAGTTCTTGTGCCATCTGTAACTACTACTTCTGTTTTTCCACCGCCAAACAAACCTTTTATATTGCTGTAAATCCATTCTACGGCATCAAGTATTGGTTTAATGGTATTATCCCATATCCATTCAATGGCATCACCTATTTGTTTAATTACCCATTGTATGCCCTCAAAAGCTTTTCCTATTGCCCATGCCAAATCTTTCATCAATTCGCTTTTTTTCACCCATTCCACGATGCCGCTTACAATGTTCCACACATTTGAAGCCAGCGATTTTATGGTGTTCCAGCTTGATATAAGTATGGAGCGCACTATATTGATGTATTCGCTCCATTCGCTTGTACCGCTGTTAACAGATTGAAACAAGCTTATTACATACTCAATTCCGCTTTGTATATATGGAATTACTATGGTCGCCAGTTCGGTAAGCTTTTGAATTACCGGAGTAATTACAGGCATCAATCCTTCACCTATGGCCACCTTCATATTGTAAATGGCATTATTAAAACGCTCTTGCATGGCTGCCGGGCCATTAGCTGCTTTCAAAGCATCTTCACCAAATGTTTTTTGCATTTCGGCGGCAAACTTTGGCAAAAAGTCTTTTGCAGCTATTTCACCTCTTTCAAGCATCTTGCCCAGCTGCGCTTCTGTTACCCCCATTGATTTGGCAGCTATACCAAACGCACCGGGTATTCTTTCGCCGAGTTGGCCTCTTAATTCTTCCGCAGACACTACTCCTTTACTGGCCATTTGCCCAAGTGCAAGCATGGCACCTTTACTTTCCTCTGCACCCAGCTTCATTGCCGCTATACCTGTACTAACACCTTCAAATATTTTCATCTGTTCGGCTAAAGGCATATTCATGCTTTTTAACCCGCCGGTCAAAGTTTTTACCCCTTCCAGGCTGGCTTCATAATTCAACCCATACTTATCGCTAATAGCACTTGTTTTCTTTACGGCTTCGGCACCCTGGCCGCCTGTAGTGCTGTTGATGGCTGTGCGTAAGCTCGAATCTTTTAAGGCGGATTGGTAAGTGTCGCCAATCCCGTCCTTTATAATGCCAAGTCCTGTTTCAATACCTCTACTAATTAAATTGCCCTTTACAATACCACCGAGCATGCCGCCACTTCCTGCACCTTTCTTTCCTTTACCCTCCATCTGATCTATCTGCCTTTCCAGTTTATTAGCTGCCCTGGTGGCAATATCAAACTCCCTTTGTACCTGAGTACCAAAGCGCACTTTATTTACAGCATCCAGCCGCTGGCGTAACTCGTCTACGCTGCTGGCCATCTTTTTACCGGATTTATCTATTTTATCAAACTGTTGCTGAATTTGCACGGCACTGGAATTACTTATGCTGGCCGCCTGGCGCATGCTAGGAGTAAGCATATCTTTCAGCTTCAGTATGTATTCAAGTGTATTGCTCATGTTATAAAATAGAAAGCCATCGGTTTTATCCAAATGGCTTTCTTGCTGCTTCTGCTTTTCTAATATTCTCTAGAATGGCATAATGTTCTGCCCATTCTTCATCCGTCATTTCATTTAATTCCTGCTTTGTAAGCCCAAGATGATAGCGTAATTGGAGATTGATATATTGAATTGGGTTTGCTTCGAAATCGCCTTTTGCAGCGCTTAACACTCCCCCAGGTTACCTTTCTTTTTTGCCATTAATTCTTCAACGAATTCAATCAGACCAAAATAATAGCTATCCTCTGTGCGAATACATTCATCACCGCCTAGCCAAATACCATTGATCACTACCTCGTTGAATTTGTTCGGGCCGGCACTCGTTACTTTGCTGGCTGCCAGGGAATATGTGTTTCTATCAACGGGCCGCAGGTAAGCCACTTTGCCTTCTACTTCGTATTTAAACACTTTGCCATATTTTTCCTTCCAGGCTTGTATTTGGTCTGCAGATACTTTTTCTTCGTTCATGTTGGTTGAGTTTATAAATAAATAATTATTGCTGTTTTAAGCGTAAGAAAATGAATGGCAATGTCACTTCCTTAAACTTGTCTCCCTGTTTCATTCCATCTTCAAATTCCGTGAATTCAACATTGATCAGTCCTACACTTGACAGGCCTGCCTTATCTTCTTCTTTTTGATACACACAGGTAATATCAATGAGCTTACCGGGCACATCTACTATGCCGTCATACCCTGCATCTCTTGCAGCCTGGTCAAGTACATCCATATCACTTTTTAAAAGAGACAGGCTGCCCTCGTATTTTTTATTACCACGCTGTACAGCTCGGCCTTCGTTGCCTGCTCCATACACCACTTCTTTTTCCCACGATTTTTTATAAGTAAGGCCACGTAAGCCCTCTAGCGTTACGCCCAGCATACTTACTTTTATATCGGCAAATTCGAATTCTCTACTATTAAAACTCATTTTAAAACGGTTTTAAAATTGATTAATTAAGGTTACTAGTAAGGCCCAGATACACATTGATATATTTAAGGCAACCCTTTGGCTGAACCTGTAAGAATATGTATACCGTATTTGTTTGAAGGATGTTGAAATTTGGGTTAGTGATGCCAGCAGATGCATACAAAGCCGCATACTTATTTGCATCAGGGTTTACCAGGCATTTTACTGATGGTGATCCATCCTTCTTTTGCGACAATTGGCCGCTCATTTGATTGGCTATGGCCATTTCGATTTTAGTCTCCAGGGCTTTTTCGGCAGCGGCATTTAAGCGCCCATCTTCGTCTACAAACACATCATCTTTTAGTTCCTGGTAATAGGCTAGGTAAGCAACACGGGTGGCATTATCAATCACTCGGCCATTCGCCAGGTTATTGAAATCATCCGCAGGCTCGGTTAGCATGTTGTCATCATTGAAAACATAGCCGGTACCAATTTCATTCCGCTCAATTACTATATAGCGTTTGGTATGCAATGTTTCCAAATCAGTTGTATCGGTAAGCTCAATAGTATTTGCGCCTATTTTAACAACCGCTGTTTCGGCAATTTTTAATGCACCTGATTTGATGCGGCCAATATTTTGCTGCGGCTCACCTGATGCAGCTCTACCCATTGCCAGCAGCGTTAATTGCGCTGTGCTGTCATTGATTTTACCAACAATGATGGCACCATTGCGTTTATTATCTGTGCTATAATCTTTTGCAGCTGCTGCAGCAGCAAAAGCGAATCCTTCTATAAAGAATCGGAAGGGCCTTTTTTGAGCGAGCCAGGCATCTGCCAGGGTTTGTGCGTCCACAACAGCGTTGTGTACATCGGTATCAAACCCGTCTGTGATCTCCGGCACGTAGGCGCCACTTGGAAATTTTACAGCAGCCAAAAGCCTTGCTTGTGAAGTAGCCAGATTTAAAGGCTTATTGGCATTAGCAGCAGAAACCAAAGTTTTTAATGTGGTGGTTGGTGCCATCGCAAGCACATATAATTTGGTGCCTTCCGGAGCCTCCGCATAGAAACCATTATTAATAGCCGTAACGACTGCTTCATTGCCAGCCTGGGCAAATGCGGTCTCTACCTCTTTTTTGTTGCGGCATAAAAATGCCACACCATAACCGGCAACCGGTGCCAGTGGCGATGCTACCAACAATACGCTGGTGCCGTTTTCACTGGGATTGGCCAGGTTGAGGCCACCATTCAATATGCTTACACTTACATTTGGACGCATGATATTTCTAAATAAAAGTTATTAATGTATTATTCTCCTGCCCCTTCTACCACGGGAATCGCAGCAAGAGCTTCTTTGGCTTCCTCCAATTCTTTGTCTATTTTTTCATTTGCCTTCTTATCCTTGCCCTTACCAACTTTTGCAGAAGGGCTGGCTATTTTATTTTCCAGCACTTCCTTTGCAGATGGTTCCGCAGATTTTAAATTTTCGTTCCGCAAAATGGAGATCACTGCATCTTTATCTTTCCCCAGGCTTTTAGCATGATTATCGGCATTTACTTTTACCTCAAAAACTTGCTCATCACTGGTTACATGAAATTCTTTTGCTGTTGGATAAGTTTTGAAAAACGGAGCCGCTACTTTGGCTGCTTGATCTTTGTTCATATTTTGAAAATTTATGTGAGTTGTATAAATCCCTTCATACCCGAAATTGTTCTTACTCTCTTGGCCACTTCGTAACCTTCCCGGCTTCCATCGTCATTCGTATTTCCTTCTATTGTGTGAACCAATGAACCTTCAACTTTCGCAACAAAACCGGTATGCCCCCTGCCTTTTGAAAACTCCATAATAAAAATATCTCCGGGTTTTACAGCTCTACTGGTTTTCGGAATTTTCCTACACGATGTTTCATTCCATTGCCGTAAAACGCCACCCGTTTTTATTAACGGATTCTTTATGCTCATTTCTGCTGCAGCTTTATTTACGCACCAATAAACAAAAGCCATACACCAAGAGTAACCGGGGCCAAGGCCAATGCTTTTTAAATACTGATTAACTTCAGGGCCGCTGTTGCTGTTTTTTGGCCGCTCACTCACTCCCTCCTGACTTGCAGCAATACAAAGGCTCCTTTGGCTAAGTGTTGGTTCCATTATCGAAATGATATTTTTAGTTTACTAACTCCCCACAGTAACAGGTAAATGCCAACGCACAACCCTACGATGTGCCATATATTCATAACCTGTGTTTCGCTTTTTTTTATCAGGTTTTCATTTACAACCTGCAGACTATCAGCTTTGCTTTTCCACCCACTATCCTTACTTATAATTTCAGTCCTGGTTTTATCTTTCCCCCATTCTCTTATAATGGCAGTTGGGTAATAATTATGAATCGTACAGTCTCTTACCGGCGGATAAATAATTACCTCTTTGCCCCAATCAATATCTTTAGTTTCAGTGGCAGCGATGCTTTTGATTGCACCACTATCAATTTTGGTAACTGATGTACTGTCTGCTGCGCTTTTAAAGAACTCTTTGCTGCTATTACAACCAAAGACTGCAATGAGCATTATGAGACAAATAACTTTATCCATGGCTTTCTTTGTCTGCTTTGGATGATCCGAAATAAAAGCCCAGGATAACACCCACGCCCGAGAATACGCCACCGCCCAACACGTTTACCAAGTCTTTGTTTTGATCCGGAACGGCTTTAAATGCCAGCACATAGATGAATACCAATACCAGTAATGTGTACAGGATGGCTATGATATTGCGAACATCTGTGCGGTTAATATTTTCAAGGAACTTTTTCATTCTTTTTGTATCTTTTTATGTACACATTCTTTACAATTGCGTAGAGCTCTTTGCCTGCTACACCCAACGCACCACACACCATTGCTGTAATACCAGCTTCCAACAGGTTAATGATGAAAATATTGGTGAGGTAGCCCATAGAAAACTTTATCATTCCACCAAACGCTCCACATATACCAGCCAGGTAAACATTGAGCCTTTCTTCTATGGACATGCGTTGAAACATTTTTTTAATTTAGGAGTAGGCTTACGGGCCTACTCCTTATGGATGGGACTGCAACTAAAAATTAATATTAAGCAGCGTTATCTTGTACAATGGCGTAAATACCCAGGCCGTCTTCTCTACGCACTCTACCGCCTGCCATTACAAGAGCTGAATGTACATCGCCGTAGTACAGAGCATCATTTGAATTTTGGAACAACTTCATGTCACCAATTGCAGTGGCGAGGCTGTTTTTGTGCCATGCCAGGCTTGCCAAATGATCTGTAGCTCCTAAAGCTGCACCAAGTGCTTTAACTGTGCCCGCATTGGCAAATGCAATCACGCTTGCCCTGGTCATGATGTGGAAGCCGTGCAGCTTACCCACAATACCATTCTCGGCATCAGCATAGCGGCTGAAGTCTTTTGCGTTGGTATCGCTTAAGCTCGTATAAAACGAATCGAACATGTTATCGTCAATAAGAATATAACGATCTTGTTTAGGTACTTTATCTACATTCATCCGGATCATCAGTTTTTGCAAATCTGTATGCGGGAACCCTTTCCGGTTGCCTGTTTGGCCAGTTATTGGGGCAACTGCCACACCGGTAGTTTTCACGATAACGGCATTGGTAGCCCACTTAAGCAGTAAATCATCAGCTACAGTTTCATTCAATACAGCCATGTGATCGCCCATAACAGAATCTTGCTTACTGTAACTAAGGTGAATGGCGTCTATATTGGGGATGTGCGTAGGATCGGTACTATACTCATCCAATGCATACACTACATCAGTATCGGATCGCCTAACAGCAGTGCCGGGGAATACGGCTCTGTTCTTCACAACCGCTGGCTTACTACCTGGCTGAGGAATGTGAACAATGCGGCCACTTAAAACATTATCACTATCATCAAACGTATTCTTCAAGAAGGCATTATCCTTCCAAAATCGCTCAATGATGTAACGAGCCCAAGTTTCCAACACAACGGACATCAGTGCGTTTTTTGGCATGGGTACAATACAGCTCAACACAATGAGGGTTACAAATGGTAAAACCGGGTTTGTGTCAAATAGTACAGCCACGAATAGGGCTACAATAAAAAGCTTAATCAAGCCAAGTAAAATACGTGTAGGTTTCATTATTGATCTTTTGTTTTTCTAAATTTTGTTATGGTTTTTAAAATCAGCCCTTAAACTCTACGCCGAAGGCTTCCTTGTATTTGGTTTTAAAATGAGGTTCGCTGAGCTTGCGCAGTTTTTCCAATTGACCGGTTTTATACAGGTCAATACCGCTCAGTTTTGTAAGTGCATCCAATTCTGCTTTATCAGTTTCTTTGGCTGTACTTAATTTAGACTCCACAGATTCGTATGGCTTCATTTTGCTAATAGCAGCCTGTGTGGTTTCAAAATCAGCGGCAGCAAGCTTTTTGTAAGTCGGTGCATCTTCGGCTGTGAGCTTACCTTCATTTACAGCTCCATCAACCAGGTTATTGATTTGCGCCGCAACTGCTGCATCTTTCAATTGTACGATCTGATCTTTCAGCGCCTGGTTTTCTGTTGTCAATTGAGTGATATTGCTTCCAGCAGTAAGTACCGCCTGCAGTTTCTCACTAATTTGAACATCTGTGGCATCTTCTGCCAGGCCTAGTTTAACGGCCAGTAACTTTTTATCCATGGTTTCTTTTTTGTCGATTGAAATGTTTTGTAAAATCGTTTTGATATCTGTCTTGTTGGTATGGGCGCTCAACTCAATCCTGGCTCCATCGCTATTGCGTAATGCAAGTGCATTTCTGCAGTTGGGTATATCAACAATGCTTGCTTCCAGGATGCCCCACCGTGTAACAGTAGGTAAGTATTGGCCAGGTGCTTTTAAATGATCCTCATCACTACTGGCTATCGGATCAATCCAAACGCTTGCACCGTTTAAGTATTTTTTCTCTACCTTCTTTTGCACCTTCATTGCCATATCATCATCATCATCAAAATCAGGCTTAGCCAAAAGCTGCCGATCTTCTACACGTATATCCCACCAGCGGCCAATGGGCAACATTATTTCATCCTTGCCTCTCCACTCGCTGGGGCGATTGTGCTGTAATAACATAACCGGATTGGCTTTAAAATCTTCCAGCTCGGCACCATCCATCAAAGCACGAAAGCCGAAACGCACAGTGGTTTCGTCAAGTAATACAAAATCAATATCCAGTTTTGCCATGTGATGCCTACGTGTTTTAAAATGTAAAAATGGGGGCTAAAACAAGGCTTTACAAATCATATAAACATGATGTAAATGCAGGCTGACCACGACATTCCGGTAATTGCACCGTCATGTTTTCTTGAATTTTATTCGGCTTTATTGAGGTGCATTTTTGTATAGATGAGCACAATAAAAGACAAGCAGGCAAAAGCCAAGGCATTGTATTGCACCGGCCAATATTTGCAAAAAGAGATTGCAAGCATTGTGGGTGTATCTGAAAAAACAATCAGCAAATGGAAGGAAGAGGATGGCTGGGAAAGTCTCCAGACCTCATTATTAACTACCCGTGAAAATGAATTAAAACGGCTTTATAAGCTGCTTAAAATCTTAAATGATAGTATTGATGAAGCCGGTGAAGAAAAAATTCCGATCAACAGCAAACAGGCCGATTCTGTATTGAAGCTCACAGCTGCAATTAAAAATCTAGAGATAGAAACTTCCATTGCAGAAAAGGTGGAAGTAGGTACCGAGTTTATAAACCTGGTACGCAGCCAGGATATTGAACTGAGTAAAACAATAACTCAATGGTTTGACCTGTATATAAAACAAAGCATTAAATAATTATGGATATATACCACTTAATACTACTGTTGGCTGCTGTATTCTTTTTATACAAATGGCTCAAAACAAAAAAGGACGCCCGGCAACTGGCTGCTTTTATGACAAAATACCGTAGCGATAAAAAAGTAGCGGAGGAACGATTAAGAATAACCAAAGCCGGTGCATCAACTGCATGGCCACATTTATTTGCAAGGATAAAAGGTAGATGAAATTAAAAGATAAACAGGCGCTCAGTTATTGGGATAAATACCGCAAACAGGTTGCGGCCAGTACTTTTATTGACTTAACCGAATCGGCTTCTCAAAAGAAAAAAAGAATAGAGCAATTAGAAGCTGATCCGGAAGCCTGGTTTAAATATTACTTTCCAAAGTTTGCATTTGCGGAACCGGCGCCGTTTCATAAAAAAGCAACAGTTCGGGTACTGAATAACGACCGTTGGTATGAAGTAAGAGCATGGAGCAGGGAACTGGCAAAAAGCACCCGCACCATGATGGAAGTGTTGTATATGACGCTTCTTAAAAAGCGTTTTAATGTGCTTTTAATTAGCAATAGTTATGATAATGCCGAAAGGTTGCTGAGGCCATATAAAATAAACCTGGAAAGCAACCAGCGCATTATTAACGATTATGGCAAACAGCAAAGCATTGGCGATTGGGCCAGTGGTGAATTTGTAACGAATGAAGGAGCTGCTTACCGAGCTATTGGCGCAGGCCAAAGCCCCAGGGGTAGTAGAGCTGAAGAAAAAAGGATTGATGTTATTTTAATTGATGACTTTGATACAGATGAGGAGTGCAAGAACCTACGCATTATTAAAGATAAATGGGAATGGCTTGAACAGGCCGTAATGCCTACTGTTAGTATCAGTGGCAAATACACATTTATATTTTGTGGCAACATCATAGCCAAAGACTGCTGCATAACCAGGGCAATCCTAAAGGCGAAGCATACAGATATTATCAACATAAGGGATAAGAATGGCAAAAGCAGTTGGCCGCAAAAAAACAGCGAGAAAGATGTGGATGACATTCTAAGCATGATCTCTTATGTTTCGCAGCAAAAAGAATATTACAACAATCCAATTATTCAAGGAACTGTATTTGAGGAAATGCATTATAAAAAAATGCAGCCACTTTCATCTTACCCGTTTTTAGTTGCATATAATGATTTGAGCTACAAAAGCACGGCTAAAAATGATTATAAAGCCTGTGTACTGATGGGTAAATGGAAAGATGAATATCACATAATTAAATGCTTTATTAAGCAATGTACAACGGCCACATTCGCAGCCGGTATGCACGACATTGAAAAGTTTGTAAACGGGGCAGCACCTGTATATTGGGTGGCGGAGGACAACTTCATTCAGGATATTATTATTAAAGAAATTCAGAACGAGTTGAAAAGCCTAGGCTCCACGATCGTTATTACCGGCGATGCCCGAAAAAAGCCGGACAAGTTTACCAGGATAGAAGCTACGCTTGAACCTTTGAACCGCAAGCATAAATTGTTTTTAAATGAACTAGACCAATACCTTAAAAACCCCAGCATGGAAACGCTGAAAGAGCAGTTTATGGCGCTGCAGCCCGGTAGCAAAACGCATGACGATGGACCTGATGCTGCTGAGGGAGCTAAGCATATTATCGACACTAAATTATTTGCTGCTGCACCTATGATTTTAGGAGGCAGAAAACCACATTCAAAACGATTTTAAAATGCCATATTTAACAGCTTCAGAAATATCCAGCCACTTATACGGCGAAGTAGTAAAGGAAATAGAAAGAGACCCTACCACAACTGCACAACTTGATTTTGCAATCGATGCTGCTATTGAAGAAGCCAGGGGCTATTTGACGGCCTATGATACGACAGCGATCTTTAATGCAACCGGAGCCAACCGCAACCCCATTCTTTTGTTGTATGTAAAAGATATTGCTGTATGGCATTATATACAACTCAGTAATCCGGGTGTAGAAATGGAATTGCGGCTAAAACGCTACGAGCGGGCAACTGAATGGCTAAGTGAAGTGCAAAGAGGTAAAAATAATCCTAACCTGCCTTACCCAACTGTAGCGCCACCCAACGAACCTAATAACTATATTAAATGGGGCAGCAACATAAAGAGAAATAATAATTTTTAAAATGGCAAAAGTGAAACCAGGAGTTATTAAAAAAAACGGTAGCATCACCGAACAGGGGTTGCAGATCATGAACATCAACATCAGGCCGGTACAGCGTAGCATGCTGGATATTGACAAGTGGCGCAATGCACATATACAAGCCGAAAGTATTAATGGAAGCCGAGTGCTTTTAATGGATATGTACGATGATGTACTTAAAGATGGGTTTCTGAAACGCCTGGTGGCCAAACGTGTGTTGGCTGTTACAAAAAAGAAATTGAGATTTTGCGATAAATCAGGCAAAGAAATAGATGCTGTAAACGATTTTATAAACCTTGCGGAGTTTCGGAAGCTTCGAAAAAAAATACAGCTTTGCAAAGCATGGGGCATCGGGTGCATTGAAATAATGAACGCTGATGGGCTTAAGATTTTTGATGTACCCAAAAAACATATTAAGCCAGATGAAGGCCTTATTGTGTATGAGCAATATGGCGTAGATGGTATTGCCTACCGTAACCCGCCATTTAGCAATTATGTGGTTGAAATTGGGGAATGGAACGATCTCGGTTATCTATTGGAAGCTTGCGCCTACGTTATTTATAAACGTGGGAATATTGCGGATTGGGCTAACTACGCACAAATATTTGGCATGCCCTTTAGAGAAGCCCGCTACGATGGGTTTAATGAGCAGGTTCGATTGCAATTGGAAAATGCATTGGATAAAGCAGGTAGCGCCGCTTATGCTGTATTACCCAAAGAGGCAGAATTAACCTTCCATGAAATGAAAGGCACCAGCGGAAGCTCTGATCTATATGATCGCTTGCGTACGGCTATGAATGAAGAGCTTGCTGTACACATACTAGGGGCTACTGAAACCACTACCAGCAGCAAAAGCAGTGGGTATGCGCAAAGTGAAACGCATTACAAAACGGTGAATGAAGTGGCTGAAGATGATCAGGAAGATGAGCTCAGCATCCTGAACGAAAAAGTAAAGCCTGTATTAATTAGGCTTGGCTTATTGCCTGCTGAAGGAAAGTTTACATACGATGATCCGGTGGAGCCGGAGCTGGCCAATAAACTGATTGATATGGCCATTAAATTAAAGAATGCAGGTATACCTGTAGATGATGAGCATTTTTATAACATCAGCGGCATTGCTAAACCGGCAGATTATGATTTGCAGAAACAGGAAATTGAAGCAAAGAAAGAAGCTGAAGCTCAGAAGCCACCAATCGTTAAGCCCGGTAAAAAATTAAGCGTTGAAGATGAAGTTAAAAAAGTGTTGAACGATTTTTTTGGCGAAGCCCTGTAATTGCAGGGCATTGGAGGCTTAGGTTGCAATACCAGGATAATTGCTGCGGGCATAAATTGAATGCTGATAAAAAACGCATTGCCGAGCTGGACGCCTTGATGGAAACCGTGGCTAAGGATTTATATGATGCCAAAATAAAAGAAGGGCAGATACCCATTGATATTTACCACTACAATGCTAAAAAGCTGACGGACGCCATGTGGCATGGACTGGATGGCACTTCTTTTAGTTTTGAGGATAGCCGCAACGAATTAAGCGCTTACCTGCAGCAGAACATACATGCATTTTCTGCAGCCAAAAGCTTGTATGAAATGCAACTTTTTACTAAAATGATGACAAAGCAGGATGGTAGCTTGCGAAGCTTTACTGACTTTAGAAATTCCGTAATGGATGCCGGGCATGAAATAAACCATAGCTGGCTGCAAACGGAGTACAACACAGCAAAAAGCAGTGCAGAAATGGCCCGTAAATGGGATGAATTTAGCAGCAACGGTGTAGAGTACTTAGAATACTCTACCGTAGGCGATGGCCATGTAAGGCCGGAGCATGCCCGCCTGGATAAGTTTACAGCTAAAACCACCGATAAGATTTGGAATACCATTTACCCGCCCAATGGCTGGAACTGCCGATGCAGTGTAGTGCCGGGCATTGCCGGTAATGCAAGCAAGATAACGGTTGATCCTAAAGCTGATTTTCAAAAGGAATATAAAATATCACCTTATTTTCAAAAGAACATGGGCAGGAATAAACAATTGTTTGACCTGGAAAAGAATACTTATCTGAATAACCTGAAAGGTATTACAACAGGCGATAATAGCTACCCCGATTCACTATCAGCATTGGATGCTATAAAAAACTACAACCTGCCTGCGGTTGAAAAAATACTGGCAGATAGTGTGTGGCCTGCCCCTCACAGCTTTGAAAATGCAGCCGATGCTATTGAGTGGTTTGATGAAGTATATAAAAAAGAAGCATTGATTAAAACACCTACGGGCATCACAGTTAAACTACGCCGAGAATCTTTCAGGCATGCTATAGAAGATAAACCGGATGATAAAAGATGGGAGTTTGGGGCCTCTTTCAATGATATTTTAAATAACCCTGATGAAGTATGGCAAAGGCTTAATAATAAAGGGAAAAAATTAGAGACCGAGTTTATAAAATATTTTGATGCTGCAGCTATTGTGGTTCGGGTAGATAAGGATTTGTTAGGCTGGACAATTCATAAAATTACAACAGATAAACAGGCGAGAACACTAAGGTCTGGGCAACTTATTTATATAAAAAGATAACCGGCGATATGGTCCGACCCTTGGAAGGGGACGCCATAACTACCGGTTATCTACAGTGCAAATATAATGAAAAATTTAATAAGTGATGGACTGATCAAAAAAACCAATGAGCTGAAGCAGTACATGCATTACCAATGGCCAAAGAATGTAGGGCAAATGGCCGTACGTTTTGTTAATGGAAATTTCAGAGCGCAAGGCTGGCAGGGCTCTAGTTTTCAAAAGTGGAAGGCCAACAGCCGGAAAGGTACTATACTTGTAAAAAGTGGATCGCTACGCCGCCGCACCGGCTTTAGAATTATGGGCTTGGCGCTGGTGCAATTATACAATGATAGCCCTTATGCCAAAGTACACAACAATGGTTATAAGGGAACAGTAAGCGTACGAGCGCATACGAGGCGATTGTTGGGCAAAAAGCGGGTAGCATCAGGGAAGTTTACCAATAAAGGTAAAGAGCGAATGAAAAGCGTTACTGTGCTTTTAAGCACTACGAAAGTGAATGCATTTACCCGTAAAGTAAATATACCTCGCCGCCAGTTTATGCCGGTAAGCGGCGCTGATAGCCCGGTACTAAATAAAGCTGTGGAAAGGGAAACTTTGAGGGCCTTAAAATCAATATTTAATTAAAATTATTATGAACAGTCCATTTGCTAATTTATACGAAAGCATTTTGCAGCGGATAAAAGCCCTGGTGCCGGAAGTACGTTACATTAACCAGGATATGGGGCAACTTGAGAATTACGAGCTGCGCCCAGCTGTGAGCTGGCCATGCTTATTAATAGATGTGGATGATTTTAAATACAGCCAGGTACAGGGCAATACTACACAAATGGCTGAGGGTATTGTAACGCTCAGGCTGGGGCTGGTGCAATATACCCAAAGCGATAACCTGGTACCGGATAATATCCGGCCAAACGCATTGGCTTATTATGAAGTAGAGGAAAAGATAACACAGGCATTGCATGGTTGGGCTCCGACCGGCTGGAGCCGTTTAATGCGTGAAAAAAGTGGAACTGAAAAACGGGATGATGATATACGGGTAAGAGTGCTGCAGCTTAGTTGTGCATGTACCTATACTGTTGAAAAAATTAAAACAAAAGTAGAGACTCCCGACCAGGTAATTACTGCCAATTTAAATAGGGGTACTTAGTTTTAAAAAAAGCGGATGCAGGTTTATCGGTGTTGAGTGTTTTTAAAATAGAAGTGCATTCTGATTCGCAAAGCCGTTTTGCAATGGTGAATGCAGCTATATCAAATTCCTGTTCTAAATCGTTAAGTGCAACGTGGTACTGCTTTCCTTTAATTTTTACAAGCCACCAATAACGGTGTGCAAGCTTTTCGTTTCTCTTTTGTAGAAGCAATTCACTACGGCCACGTCTTAATGCCACCGGTAGTGGAGTGATGATTTCTTCATTAAACAGTGAAAGGTAGACTGAGCGGTGGCCTCGCATATAATGCAAGTATAAAATATTTTTTTATTGCATACCAAATAAGATATGAACAAAAAAGGGCTGCGATGTGCAGCCCTTATGGTTTTGTTTTTGTTATTCTGATTTATCTACTTCAACTAATTCCTCAAGCAGCTGCGCCAACACAAAAAGATTATCGCCATCAGCGGTATACTTTTCACCGGAACTTAAATTTGCATTCCAACGAATAGCTGCGGCAATGGCTTTTATTAACCACTCCTTTCTTTCTTGTGGGTCGCTTTCGGGTATAGTTATTATTAATGCATCGCTTGTTATTTTTGTCATTTTACGCCTCCTTTTTTTAATGCCAGTAAATAATCTGATGCAGCTTTGTAATCTTTAAGCGCTTCAAATAGTACTATACTTATATACACCTCGCTGCCCTGTTGCATAAAATGTAAAGGATATTTTTTTTGCCTTTTTTGCAACTGGTGTATGTGGGTACTAAGGCTAAGCTGCTTCATTGCATCCTGGTATGGCAGATAATATGGGTTATGCATGGGCACCTCCCGCTTTTAACAGTTTAACCATTGCAGACCCAATCATGTGACTGGGTTTTATGCAAAGCAGATCAGCCACTGCATCCTGCCTTACAAACCATGCTTCAATACCATTGTGTGGTAATTTGGTGGCTGTGCCTAGGGGTTGCATTTTACGCAACTTGTAACTATAGCTACCACTACTGGTTTTGCCACTCAGGCGGCGGAGCTGGCCAGCCGGGTACCATAAGCTGTTCAGGTGGCTGGTAGGCTTCACCTGGGCGAGTAGTTGTTGAACTGCGTCAAAGCCCTCAATAAAGGCGGCCTGTAGTTTTCGCAATTCTTTTTCGGCCTGTATAAAATACAGCCGGGCCTGTTTACCCTTTTCGCTGCGCTGGAGCATGCTAAGCTCCTTGGCCATGTCCATAGTAATTGTGTACTCTATGGCCTGGCGGCCACCAGTACTTTTCGCCAAATTTGGCGAAAAGTCCCTGCCTTCAACAAAGTCGAAATCGGTAATGTAATCTTTGATCCAATTGGAAAAATCTTTACCTACTTCCAGGAAGCGGTGAAGCGTGCGGGCATCTACCCATTGTTCTTGTTCACCCCTCTGAATGATGGGGATGATCTGTGTTGTGTTTCGCATTTTTTTAAATATTTAAAGCCAACTGCCCCGGCTGCGAAACACAACACAATGAAGTGAGGAGTTAAGGGATTGACTACCCTTACCGGGGCAATTGGCTTGTGAAAAGTTGATTTGAATTGCATTGTGTTATTTGTGTTTCGCAATTCAAATATAGGAATTATTTTATTTTTTCGAATTGAAAATCTATTGGGCCTTTTATAATAGAGATTTGAGGATTTGCATTTTTCCAGGAAAAACACACTTTATCTGAGGCATTATTAGTGCAAATTTCCCTATTAGTTTTAAGTCTATTATAATCGAAATCAAAGTTTTCCCAATAAAAAATAAACATATCAATAACATCATTGGCAGTTCCAGAAATAGTTACTTTAGTAATTCTATTTTCTTTATTTCTAAAAAATGACATATTCAATTTTGCATTGTAAGCCTTTTCGTTATTGTACATTGTAGCGGTTGCCGTTATGGCTCCATCCGTTTCTTTTGTTGATATTTCCCAATGTTTTTGCATTAAATAAAGTAGCAAGTAATTTAAATACCCTGCTTTTGCTCCTATCAAAAAAACTCTATATCCATTTCTACTGCTATTCATAATTTGCTGTTGCATTTTAAATTCGGTTTCACTACCGAATTTATAAGCAAATGTTATAGAATCCATGTTCAGCTTTTCCCACTCTTTTTGAGCGGTAGAAGTATTTACAATACAAAAGCTGAAAACTAAAATAATTATTTTCTTCATATTAAAACGCTTTTAAATGTGATTTATATACCTGTTCAAACTGGCTTACTAATTTAGGTAATTCCGGGTATGTATATGCCTGTAATTTTTTCTTTAGGTAGCTATGCTTAACGGCCCATTCATCGAACTGCTGGCCATTGGCTACCAGCCTTCCTTGTGGGTTTAGCTTTGTCCACCCCATTTGGTGGCAATAATAATAAAGTTTCCGAATCATTTTATCCCGATCATTATTTGAGGGCTGGCTTTCTTTTAAATAGCGTATCAGGTCAATGCTTTCCTGATGGTTCAGCCCCCGCATGCTGGTGGTGCGTCCCTGGCTTATGGAGGCTACAATGTTTTCTTTTTGGGCAATAAGGCCTGTTTTATGTAAAATGGCATACGCTGCCTTATACTGTTCCTGGTTCATTGGATGCTGTTTTCAGTTGATCAATATAAGCCTTAGCAGCTGCCAAACTAATAAAGGGCAGCATGGGTAATATGGTAATTGTATAAAACCCATTCTCGTATATAATTTCGTAGCCCTGGTAAAAGGAACTACTGTACGGGGTAAATTTGATATTAGTATTCATCTGTAAAGCGTTTGTTTTTTAAATAATTATCCGGATCAAGTTTGCCAATACCGGTGCGTTCTACATACTGATTGTATTTGCTAATACCTGCCAGGGCTTTTATTTTTTCTTCCGGGCGCAGGTGGTTCCATTCTTTAATTGCCCGCAGCCGGTTTACTTTCTTTTTGTACTTATCCCAAAAATCTTCGAATGGAATAACATAGCCTGATTCTATTACAGTGAGCTTAGTGTTGCTGATGCATTGCTGCAACATGTCAAAATCGGCAGGTATGTAAGCTTTAAAGGTATTGATGGCATTTATACTCATTGATGTATCACTTACATCAATTTTAACCAGCCGGTTATTGGCATCGTACTGCAGTATGGCCGTGCCTTTAAAATTGGGTGAGGTTATTTGAAACTGGCGCATTGTTTATTTAGATTAGTTGAATGATTCAATTACTTGCCCGGCTATCCACTCCATTGCTGGTGGTGTTACAGCATTGCCGCATTGTTTTACCTTGTTTTTGGAAGTGCCTAATATGATATAGTCTTTATCAAAAGCCATTGAGAGCTTTACTTCTTCATCTTTCAGCATGCGGTAATAACAGTCTTCAATTTTAGGCTGTGTATATGATACCAGGCTGAGCCTTTGCCCGGTTGGCTGTGTGCCGGTTGATGCTAATAAATGGCTGGCCTGATCTGTGCCACCATTGTAATAAGATAAAAACGCATTTAAAGCACCATCAGTAAGGATGCCCATTTTTTCTCTTGATGTGGCAGTATTTAACACATTTGTTATAGCCCTCGCTTTGCCCTTGCTTGTATATTCTGTAAGGAAAACAATGCCACTACTATGAGTGCATGTTTGCGCCTGCATAACATCAGCAGCCGACCTTATATTATTATCACCATTGCTGAGGTTTTCCATCTTGATTATGTATGGAACTGGCGGCAATGCAATTGCCTGTGATGAGAAAGTAGTTTGTGCAAAACCATAAGAAGTAAGTGGCCTTACCACGCCTCTTGCCTGATCACTGTATGCAGCATGAAACTGTAAAGGAACATCGCCAAACATTTTCAACCCACGTTCAATGCGATCTACTGATTTTGAAGCAAGCGGCTTTTTTCTATCCCCAATCCTTTGGCCTCTATCACTCCAATCAATGATATTCATTGCAGCATAATAATAAGGCTCTACTGCGGTGGTGCATGAAGGGCATGAATAAACATATTGAGAACGATACTTGCCATACTGTTTGTATGGGTTTTTCCATGTTTGAACGCTCTGTACATCTTTGCAACATTTGCCACAATAAGCAGTGGGTTTAAAATCAAGATCAGGCGCTTTATTCCCTTTTTTCCAAAACACCACATACATCCGATCCCTGCTTTGTGGCGTTGGGTGGCAATGCATACTATTCAAGTAAACACATTTATGGTTATAGCCCAATGTATGCATGCAGGTGAGCCAGTTATCGAATAGCGGCCACCGGGTTTTTGCTTCCACCACATTTTCAACTATGATGGCATTGTATTTATGATACTCTGCAAAGCGGCATACATCCCACATGGTTGCTCTGCTTCGCTCTGTGGCGGGATCAATTTTACCTGATGCAAACAAATCCATTTGTGCTTTCAAAGCTTTATGATGGTTCCCTCCGGCTGGGGTATGAGTAGTGCATTCAGGGGAGGTTACCATCACATCAGTGGAAGGATAGCGGCGTGGATCGCATGCTGATATATCTGTGCAATCGTGGAGCGTTTCGGGAAAATTAGTTTCGTGTGTTTCAATGGCCAATTTCCAGTGGTTTAAAGCCATTTTAACTTCTATTCCACCTCCTTTTTTCTTTGATAAAGAGCGTACACCCTGAGAGCTGCCACCGGCACCGCAAAACTGATCTGTGAAGGTTATGTATGAATTTTTACGAGGCATAATAAATGATGATGATGTGTTTAAATGATGTTGTTTTCAAATTAGGCATGCCGCAAAAAGGTTAATTGGGTTGGATTTATAAAATTTCAATTCTCTCTATTTTTTCAATAGGGTATCGGAGCTGTAAAAATTCGCCTTCTTCATGCAAAATAGCAAAGCCTCCCACTTGTACTTCATCAATATTATTGACTGTAAAACGTTTCCAAACCCAATGTTGAAAGGGTTGAACATCTAAAATTTCTCCATTTTCGGAGCAGATAAATTCCAGGAAGTCCTGTCCCCAATCTTCAAACGTTATTTTAATGTTATGCATGGCGTAAAAAGGTTAATTGGGTTGATAGATTAATGGGGTGCGGGTGCAGCTCTCCATCGGCTAAAGCAAAATAGCGGTAAGTGCGGAAGTAAGTTTTTTTAATCGGGCATTTCACAACGGTAAATACCGTCTTTTTTTTATCGCCCGTGCGATAAAAGCGATCTCCTACTTGGAGTTCTTTAATGGTTGTTTGTTGCAATCTTTCCATAGTAATTATTTTGTATTCTTTTTACCGGGCCAGTACTTTCCGGCTATTACTTTTTTAAAATTTTTGCCCCATGCTTTTTTGGCTCCCTCTTCCCAAATAACAATAGGCATATTACTGGCCCCTTCCATTCGGCTTTCAACATATACCACATATCCCATTGCTTCAAGCTTTACATCGCAGTCGTGTTTTACATGCAGTACAAAATCATTCTTTTGCCAGTGCGATATAAAAGCCACTATTTTACCCCGGCGAGCATTGCAAAAACGATTGGTAAAAGCGATGTAATCTTTTTTTGACATTTGTGCATGCTGGATGGAATCAAGCACGGCAAATCCTGCGCTGCCTTTTCGGCTGAGTACTTCTGCAAACGTCTCTTGTGTACTACTTTCAATGGGCGCCTGGTAATAACGGATGGCTGTATCGTGAAGCTCTGTGATGCCCGCATATTTCATTTTCTCAATGATGGTACTGGCATCGCCACCTTTTTCTTCATGGGTATTGTAATCAACTTTTACGTGCTGGCTGATGGCAGCGCATAGCATTGATATGAAAGTGGATTTACCGCTAAAAGACTTGCCGGTTATGAATATTTTAGTGCCAAGTTCAAGTTTACCAATACTGTCTCCAATAGGGCCGTCTAACTGGATATAACGCCTTTCTTTATTGATGATTTGTGAAGGTCGTAATACTTTGGTTTTCTTTTTCTTAGGCGGCTTTTGCGCTGTTTTCAACAAGCCCATTGCAGGTAGTATTTTTGGTGCCAATCCTTCCATTTTTATCAGTTGATTTATTCCTTAGTCTTTTGATTATGTGTTAATTACGTTGTTTTTAATGCGTTTTTTGGGTAAAAAATGGCATTTATTGAGGTATTAAAAGCCATTTTAGGGCTAAATACTTGAGAAGTTTAGATTGATATTACGATATTGGCCATCTTCTTGTTTTTCCCATATTCGCATATACAACTTGGTTTTGTCGATGCTCTGAGCGGACTTCATTAATTCGCAGGATTTCTGAAAGTCTTTGTTTTTAATTTTATCCTGGTATTTGAGTATTTGAAAAACTTTTGCATTGTCAATCATTCCACGGCTATTTGCAAAAGCAGATTGAACTAAACCTGCAAGTAATGCATTGGCTTCTGTTAGATTTTTACTTAAATATGAATTAAGAAGAGCCAGGGCTTCGGTCATTAAAGCGTTATCCCATTTTACGATCTCATTCATATCAGCTTCTATCTTTATGGACCTGTCAAAATTGAACCAGGTAATGGAACCCTTGCCCTGTTTTTTTTGCTTCTTATGCTTCAGTTGATATTCTTCTTTGATGAGGTCGGAAACAGTATCAAAAGCACTACTTAATTGTTGATGAAATGATTTTAAAGTTGCCTCGGCCAATAATGCAGCTTTGTACATTTTTGCTGATAAAACCTCCTTTTTCTTATCGGATTGAGGAACGAAATTGAAGGGGACAAGATCGCCGGATGCATTTCTCCAAACATTGTCTTTCGTTGTGTGAAATTTCACTGATTTCATTTTTTATTTTTTTTATGGTTAAAATTTCTGTTTTTATAAATTCGATAATGCTCGGCTTTTGCTGCCTGTTCTTCTTTATGACCTATATACTCATAATAGAGGCCTACCACTTTTATGAGTACAACAATGATGATGATTATTAAGAGTATTATTTCCATTGCTTATCTACTTGGTTACAAATGTTTTTAATAATAATGTTACTTTGGTCTACTGGATTGTAAGAAATACCCTGGTAATATAGATATAGGGCAATTGCACACTCATCTGGGATTGTAATTGTGTACTTTGGTTTTAACTCTATGAGTTTTCGGGCAAGTAATATATATAGCCGGTTAAGCAACATAGCGAGTAGTTTATCTGTAATATCGAACTGCTCATATTGCAATACTTTTGACAGTTCCAATTCAAGAGCTTGCATTTGATGTTTGTTTAATTTTAGCTTCATTATTTATGAGGGATGGAGGTAACTAATTCCTTTACAGGGTTATAAAATTGTAACAGGTAAGGATCATTGGTGGCAATATAATTATTGAACCTTTTTATAGCATTTATAACAGTACCGTGGTCTTTTATATTTAGTAGCTTGGCAATTTGATTGTAAGTCAGCTTTGTTTCTTTTCTTAATATAAAACAAAGAATTTGGCGTAGCGCAATATGGTGTTTGTCACCTTTTTTTTGCCGTATATAAGCCATGTTTACCTGCCAGCGATTGAGGCAGTGATTAATGTAATAATCTGAGATACCATAACTAATTACCTCTGTCACTTCTACCTTGCAGCGAACGTTTAGTTCATCTTTTATCTTTTTTTCTGCATCTGCAAGTATTTTGTGTATGAGTATTGTGTCTGAGTTATTTAGCATATTGATGATTTTTTTGGGTTTAACTCTTCTAAAACAACAGCGTTGGGGCGGGTATCAACTGCCATCGCCTGGGGATCATGCAATCCCTCGTATGCCTGTATAATTGTTTCTCTTGAACACTCCATCAGGCTGCGCTTGTAGCTTAAGAAGCTAATATCATATTGCAGCCAAACGAACTTGAACCAGTTCCAAAAAAATTTACTACGCTCTAAAATATGCCTGGCCTTTTCATCAACAGGGTAACGCCACTGCAGATATGCTATGCCGCACTGATATTGGTATTTTGTGAAACTGTCCAGGTCAGTATTAAGAAGCTGCAATACGGCCTCCTGGGTTTCTATGGCTTGCATTTGCCACTTTTGTACATGAGTTGTTGATTGATCCATGGGTTAATAGTTTGGAAGGTTATGGTATAAGCGAAACATGTGTTCGGTAACGGGTTGATCGGTTTCAAAAGCTTCTCTTAAAACGGGTTCCAAGTAATCGTGCAATTCACCGTAATTGCTACACAGGGTTAGTAGTAGTTTTTGCAGGGCTTTGTCGTTAGGAATGTACTTTTCAAAGAATGGTTTAAACCCTTCGTTGTGGTTATTAATATGCCTTATACCGGCTTTTAAACGGCGAAATAATTGCGGTATGCCAGTGGCATCTTTGCGGCGCATGCGGTCTAGTGTGTGAATCAGTTGATCTGTAGCAATCAGGGCGATGGATGTATATCCTTTAATACCATCATAGAGGCCTTTGAGCATTTTTAAAACAGGGAGCTGCATATTCTCGGCTTCATCAATAATGATGATCATCTTTTCGCCGTTTCGTTTTAACTCTTTAAATTTTTCAATGAGAGCTGTAAGTGTTTGGCTGGTGCTCCAGGCAGCTTCTACGCCAATTTTATCGCAAATGGCTGCTAAAATATCTTTGAGCTTGTAGGTGCTATTGATTGTTACTTTTACACACTGCCTTGGGTGGCGATGTTGAAAGCGATCAATGATATACGTTTTTCCAAGGCCGGTATCTGCCACCAGGGTAATTACGCTGCTTGTTTTTTTGGCATATTCCAGCTGTGCTAATATTTCTGAAAATTGGCGGGTTGGAATAACTTCCCACACTTGTTTTTTAAAGGGAAGCTGCGCCCAATCGGAGAGCTGATAAAACCAACGATCAGCAATCTCTACATCTTTGCCTTTTACGCTTACTATAAATTTTTGGTTAAGCATATTGCTGAGGTAGCCGCTATTAATACCACTCAGCCGGGCAACTTCATTTTGGCTTAAGTTTTTTTCTTTGATATACTGGCTTGCTGCTAGTACAATTTGGTATTTAGTTTCTTCTTGCATGATGGGATGGGGTTATAAGTATTGTGATAAATCTGTTTTGCTGTTTAGGTACTCCTGCTGTTGGGCATCCCAACTTTTCTGCGCTGCTGATTGTTCAGCTGCAGCTTTTTTATTTTCTAATTTCTTCAAGCCCTTGGCATCTTGTAAGCGTTCTTTCTGCTGGCCGTATTGATCTGTGAGCATAAGCTTCAAGGCCGTTTCATCATCATTACTCAGCTGCAATGTGTTTTCAATTACGTCCGCAATTATGGCGTCATCAATCAGGTTTTGTTGTACTATCTCTTCTTTGCGCTGCCTGTTAAAGTCATTAATACGTTGGCGATATTCCAACTGCTCAGGTGTTGTGTTTTTGAAGCCCATACCCACTTTCATTTTGTTGTGCAACATGAAGCGTTGTTTTCCATCTTCTGTAACTGCCAGGGCTTGGCTTAAATCTTCGGGATCATATATTAATTGGAAGCGGGTAGAAAATTGAAGCGCACGGAATGCCGGATCAAAACTGTCGAAGGTTAATTTTTTACCTCCGATTGTTACAATCAAACCCAAGCCGCTGATGTGGTTAAATTCAGTATGAGCTCTGCCAAATACAACCAGGCAATCTTCAGGAGTAAGTGTAATCTGATCCTGGACTGGCATTGCCATCCAAGCTTCTTTATAGGCTGGCAGTAATTCGGTACGCTCTTGCAACATTAGTCTGTTTAGCTGGTCAATGACGCCCTGCTTATCCGGGAACGATTTTTTGATTTCATTTAGCTTTTCGGTGTTCGGCTGGTTGCCTGGGCGTGATGTGATGTTATGGCCGCTCCAGTTAAATTGCTTTTTACAGCGTTTTTTATTGAAGTAATTAAACCAGGGTTCTATCACTTTGCTCTTAGCATTGCCAACCGCAGCAGGCGTATATAAATGAGTAACCGAGTTGTAAAATGGTGTAAGGTTTTTTATACCGTAGCGATCTGATTGTAACTGCCAGGGCCTATACACAGCTCCAAATAATTGCTGCATGTGAATTACAGCATTGCGAAGTGCCATACGGATCAGCTCTGTATTTTCCCTTTCGCCAATGGCATACCCAACCGGGTAATTATTCATTACATCTAGCACAACAACCATAACAAGCCGGTTGTCATACTTGCTCCCATCTTGGTAAAGTAGCTCGACCGTCCAACCGTCAAGGGTCCAGTAGTATCCAGGGTATTCTGGCCGCTGGCGGCTTACCTGCATTGCAACTTTATTGTTGTATACCTTTTTACCGTTTCTATCTTTTATAATGGAGGGAAGGTGTTCTTTTATACGGTTAGCAATGGTACCGGCTGAAACTGTTGGCCAACCTTGTTTATGAAAAATATCATTTGCGAATGATTCTATTTCTACCGGGTTAAAATTAACATGCAAGCGGGCTAATTTTCTTATAATGGCCAGCTGCTGATCTTCTAATTGAGCGCAAAAGCCATCAGAGGTTTTACCAAGCTTAGCACTATTTTTATTACCAAAGCGCCAGTCGATTAACGATTCGTATTTTGATTCTTTGTACTTTTTTAAAGCGCTGTCTTTATTAGCAACAAGCCTGGCATAACTAGTTGGCAGTTCTACATTCTCTGTTTTTATTAGCACGTAGATATTCTGCCAAAACTGATCTATAGTAAGTTGAAGCTCTTTTTTGATGAAGTTTTTATCACCGGTAACAGTAATGATCATGTTAAGCCAACTGGCCGCTATTGTGTAGCGATGCTGGTGTTCAACTGGTAGCACCTGGTTATTGCCGTACCGGTAACTATTATAAAATTGCTCGGCATGCGGATCAATTTGTACCAGTTTTTTGATTGGAGCAGCGGCCAGGTGATTATATACATTGCCATTATAATGATCATTAATTCGCTGCTTTAAGCTGGGCCGCATGGTTTCGAATTTCACCATTGGAATCCGGCCATCATTCGGGTTTTGCATCATGTTCCAATACTGCCCGTTCCGTTGATTATTCTTAATAAACGCATCGTAACTCATGATGTGTGGTACCAGGTCAATTCTTTCCAGGTATAGCTCGTTATGTGTCTTTTCGTTCTTTACCATGGCTTAGTTATTAAAAGGCACTAATTTTTTTACTTCTTCCAATAGATAATTCTTCCGCTCACTCAGTTCCATGAAAACTGCCACTACCTCATCATTTTCCCGGTCCCCTCGCATTACTTTTTGCACGTAATTTTTTGATATGCCTAACAAACCGGCTGTTTCTTCCACCGTTGCCGCTCGCCTGATATCCCTTTTATTGTGTTTTCCTATGTTTTTTTGCAT